TTGTTGAGCATATACCTATTTTCCCAACTGTAAACAATGGTCAAATTTCCGCTAATGGAGTTTGGTCGAGTTTGCAAAATTTTAGATACGAAAACCAATCTTTATTTGGAAAAGATGTTGTTGTGAAAAAAGAGTTTAAAGACGGAAAGTGATTTGGGTCACCCGTGTATTGAAAAGTTTGTTGTAATTGAGCGTTAACCAATAACGGGATCAATAATAGTAAAATTAGTTTTTTCATAATTATTCGACTTCTATTGGGATTATTAATTGAATTTCTTTTGTACCTGATGTTGGATTCCAAGTGGCACCTGAAGCGCTTATTCTAAACTCTATTACATTGCTTGATGCAGTTGTAGCAGCTCTACCTACGGCTCTAACACCATTATTGTTCACATATGCAGGATAAAAATTTGTTGTTTTTGCGTTATATGGTATTGTACATGAGATTATAGTTGCTGTCGATGTAGCAGATATTGAAAGATTTATAAACAAAGTTTTAGTTTCAGTTTCATATCTTACTCGGAAATGACCAGTAGCAGATGGCAATCCAACAAGTGTAGAAGTAGCTAAATAATCAGTCCATGATGAAATAGCAATAGCTCCCACTTGCGAAGCGGTTGTTGAATGCGGATTACTTGTGTTTGATAAATGATTTATTAAATTCGTTCCATTAGTTGAAATCCACGTTACCGCACTATCATAAGCGGTTTTTAAAGCGGTTGTAAATGCTTCGGTAATTGATTCTAATAAAGTGTATTTAGCTGGTTTTAATAAACCCGCATTTGTTGCGTCCGCTAACGGTATTGTTGCATCTGTGCCAGTTGAACTTATTACTATTCCGTTTGTTGGACTTGCGGTATATCCTAAGTCTGTTGCGCCTCCGCCACTCGAAACTCCGTTAGACTGATAGGTGACTGAAAAAACTCCTTCGCGCTCTGTGGTACTTCCGAATGTGGCTGTTAACTGCTCATTTTTTATTATAGCAGTATGGTTTTTTGGGATAACAAAATTATCACCAATCAGAGTAATTCCTGAACCAGCAACCAATGTAACAGTATGGTCAGAGCCATTAAAAACTCGGTACTCCATACCGTCTATTTCTCCTCCATCTTTAGTAACTACTAAATCTATGTCGTTTAGCAAATTATCATTACCGAGAGACAAATATAAAAATCTGTTTAAAAAATTTAAATTTGCCGAACTATCACTTATTGGAGTATTTCCAGCAGCCCATTGATTTTCCCTATCTTGATAAAATAACACGCTGACTAAACCAAGTGAACGAGACGACGTCAAGCTATCTACTAAACCTTTCAAAATCTTACCTTGCTCAGCGCTTAAAACATCATTCGAGCCTCCAGCGGTTAAATTATCGATTATAGATAGCGTGAACTGGTTTGTAAACTGGTTAAAATTCAAAGGCGCTGCAGCAGTTATAGCTGTAGCGTTCGAAGTTTGCATTGCGTTAACTATAGTTATAAGTACAGCACGCATAATATACGGCGTAACCTGATTTGTATTGTTATCAATTATCAGATTAGTAATTATATCAATCAAATCCTGAGGACTTGATATTGGGGTTGTATCTGCCATTTTTTTTATTTATGAAAATCCGAACGAAAACCCATTGCTGAATGCTCGTCCGAGTGGTTGTATTTCTAACTGACTTTGTCGGTCGATGTAAAACGATATTTCAGTCGATTCTCCTGATTCAATCAGGGTGATTCTAAGCACGAAATCAACGCGCGAACCATCAACCGAATGTGTTATCGAATTTAAAATTATTCGAGGCTCCCATTTAACGAGCGCGTCGATTATCTCTGACGAAATCAGAGCGGGTGCAACGTTTACTGGCTTATCGATGTGCTGCCAAATATTCGAACCAAATAACGGACGTAAAGGATCGCTTCCTTTGGTCGTGGTTAGAATAATTTGGATGCACTGACGTATGTCGTCGATTCCTTCCGCGACGTCGCCTATCATTTTAACAGATAGTTGCCAATTTACCGAGCGTATTTCGTTTACATTCATTTTTCTATGGTGTTGGCGGCGCGGTGTTTCCTGAACCAGTTGAAACGCCTCCGTGTATGTGTGTTTCTAAGTTTACAGTTCCAGCTACTACATCAGCTCCAGTTATACTTCCAGTCGCGACTAAATTTCCTCCCGACATCGTAACACCTGGTCCAGATAACGAAGGTGTCGAAATCGCAGTCGATGCTGTCACAATTCCCGAAGCCGTAATATTACCAGTTACAGTAACATTTCCAAATATTTCAGTAGCTCCAGTTATCTGAGTTGCCGATTCAATATTCACATTCGACGCCGTAACATTTACGGTTTGGGCTGTTAAATTGATTTCGCTTTCGGCTTCGATGTTTATTTTTCCTTTGACATCAATATTATACTCGTGTGAATCTCGGTTATATTCGATACTTGAACCGTCGGGAAACTTTACCCTTACAACGTCCTTATTTCCTCCGTCTGGGTTCACACCATCCGAAAAAACAGCACCCAAAATAACACCGTCCTCCGAATTTTCATCCATCAAACAAGCTACTTGTTCGTTGATGTCAAAGATATGGAAAAATTTCGTAGACAATGCACCCATAACAACAATTTGAAGCGGTGCGCTAACGATACCGTCGTCAAAGAATTTTACACGAGCGTAGCACTTGCTTACGTCTATCTCTGATATTTGACCAAATCTAAGCATATTTTAAAATTCTGATAAGTTATTTATTTCTCGGTACTCCAACAATTGTCCGTTACTCGGATTCGAGTTGTACGAAACCTTAGTAAAACTCTGAACACGTGTATTTTTTGGCTGAGCTTGTTTTTTCTTGCGGGTAACTTGCTGTGATTTTATCGGAGTTTGCAATCTCTTAGCCTCAACTTCGGTCGTATAACCTCCTGATTTGTCGATTTTGTGTGACGACGATAAAATATTCCATTTTCCTGATAAAACTCCTAATCCGGTTAAATCAAAATTATTACCAGCAACAGCGAGTGTCGTTCCTTTGAATGAAAAATTTCCTTCTTGCTGATTCGATGCAGACAAGTGCATTATAGCCTTAGCTTTGGCCTCCGCTTGCTGTTTATTTTCAGAGCGTTTATGGCTTACCGCTTGATCCTGATTTTTAACATCTGGATATTTGTAACCTTCGGTTTTCAACCACTCCTGATATTCCAAATCCGTAGAAACGGCTTCGTTTTTTTTTGGGTTTCTTGACTTTACACTTGCAGATTTCACCATACCCGTAGCTTTGTCTTTAGCTGAATATTCGGTTAAATCTGACTTATCTAACGTAAGTGATGAATTTCGATTTTCAAGGCCGTAAATCGACGTGAATGTTATCGAATTGTCACGAACTGCAAATACGATTCCGTAATCTTCTGAAATCCGTTTCAAAAACGCTAAATCAGTTTCCTGATTTTGAGTAACTCGTCCGATGGTAATTTCAGGAATTTCACCCGATACTGTAAGATTATTTTTTTGAGCTACTTTTTCGGCGATTTGACGAAGTGTTTTGTTTTCGTGAGCGTCTGACTTCTTAGTACGTAAAGTATTGGTAATTCCCGTAGCTAAGCCACGAATCGAAACCGTATCAGGAGGTCCTTTGATTTCGATTTCGTCTATTTCAAAAACTCCGCATTTCAAACCTTCAATAGTAACCGTTAATTTTGCCGATTTTTCAGGATACCAAGAGTTTTGCCACAAACCGTCAACGTCTTCCAGCTCGATTTCGATTTCGTCTGATTCTCCAGCTACTTTATCAACGTAAGTTATAGACAACAAATATTTAGAAATATCCGTAGTGATATTCCGATTGTCGTAGAAAACTGTATATTTTGGAGCTGGTACTTTCATCGTTTCCAAGGCGGTAATAATTCGCTGTCGATTTCGATTTCTGCCTGATTTAAAATAGGTATTTTTAAACGCGTTCCAGCTGTGAGTATAGGAGAAATAACCGTAGCCTGATGTAGTAGCTGGAACTGTAAACTTAGAAACACACATACACGGAGGCGTTTCAACTGGTTCAGGAAACACCGCGCCGCCAACACCATTG